TTCTAGCTGTGCCACCTTGAGCTATCTCAATACTAATAATAGCTCCTTCTACTGCATTGCTTGGTGCGGATATAGTTGTATTTTCACTTGTAACATAATATGCGTTGGCGGCTGCTGCTGCATCCCAAGCTACTGCGTTAGAGCTTGATGTTATTGCTACTTGAGATATGTTTGCAGAAGTTTGACAGGTTACTACACCTGAAGTGTTAAGCGTACCATCAATGTCTGTGTTATCTAAGTTTGAAGTACCATCGACATCTATGTCTCCGGAGATATCTAAACTTGTAGCATCAACTTCACCTGCTACTGTAACAACACCACTAGCTACAGTTATTAAATCTGTATCTCCTGTGTGTCCAATAGTAGAACCATTAATAATAACATTATCAACTGTAAGAGTTGTAAGCGTACCAAGACTTGTAATGTTTGATTGAGCTGCACCTGTAACTGTTGCTGCAGTACCACTTGTATTTCCTGTAACATTACCAGTTAGATTTCCTGTAAATTGTGTTGCTGTAAGTATACCCGAACTTGGATTATATGTCAAGCCTGTATCACTTTCAGCACCTTGAGAGCCTGTAGCTCCGTCTACAAATATTGGGTAGACAGTTTCATCTGTACTGTTATTTGCAGATACTGTAATATTATCTGCTGTTCCTGTAGTGTCTTGGTTTAATGTTCCAACTGTAAAGTCTAAAGTACCATCACCATCTTCATAAGCTACTGTAATACCTGATTCAGTATTACTTGATACCATAGCTCCTACAGTATCTTGTATCACTTCTGATAAATCTATATTAGCTGTACCATCAAAAGATACACCATGTATAGTCCTAGCTGTAGCCAGTGCTGTTGCAGTAGCTGCTAAACCTGTTGTATCTTGGTTAAGTGTGCCAATTACAAAGTCTAAAGTATTATCTGAATCATCGTAAGTAACTGTAATATTTGTTTCAGTATTACTTGATACCATCGCACCAACTGTATCAGATATAGTTTCAGCTAGAGTTGTACCATTAACTGTTATAGCATCTGCTTCTAATGTACCATCAATATCAACATTTCCAGAAATGTCTAAAGTTGCTGCTGCTAATTCACCACCAATAGTTAAGTTACCAGAACTAGGATTATAACTTAATCCAGTATCTGTTTCTGCTCCTTGAGAACCAGTAGCCCCATCAACAAAGATAGGATACACAGTTTCGTCTGTGGAATTATTAGCCGAAACAGTTATGTTATCGGCAGTACCTGTTGTATCTTGATTCAGTGTACCAATTACAAAGTCTAATGTGTTATCAGAGTCATCATAAGTTACTGTAATGTTTGTTTCAGTATTAGAGCTAACCATAGCTCCTACAGTATCACTAATTGTTTCTGCTAATGTTATACCACCGATAGTAATTGCATCAGCTTCTAAAGTTCCGTCAATGTCTGCATCACCACTAATATCTAGGGTAGCAGCATCAAGTTCTCCAGAGATTGTGATGTTTCTACCACCAGTAATATCTTTGTTAGCATCAGTAATAATAGCTTTACTAGCTATAACAGTTCCGTTCGTTATGCCATCTATAAGGTTTATATCGGCTGCACTAGCTGTTACTCCGTCTAATATGTTTAGTTCTGCTGCAGTAGATGTAATAGCTGTACCATTAAAGTTAATAGCATCTGCATAAAGAGTACCGTCAAAGTATCCATCTTTAAACTCTAAAGAGCTAGTACCTAAATCAATATCGTTATCTGTAACAGGTACAATAGCACCATCGGCTATGTATAGCTGTTGTACAGGACTACTAGATACTTGTACATAAAACTCAATGTAGTTATTTGTTGTATCAATTAATACTTTGTTATTCGGAGCAGTTTCTCCTGCATCACCAATAAGACCAATCACTGGACCTTCAGCAGCAGTACCATCATGTGCGTGACCTGATGTGTTGCTAAAAGCATTTAAAATTTGATTGTATTCGTTATTGAATAGTGCAGCAGTTATTGTGTCTCCATCTGAAAACGAACTCTGTCTTATGTACCCTGCCATTTGTTTATCTCCTACCTGAAGGTATAAAATCTATATATAAACCATTTATCTTGTATGGTGGTTTTGTATCCTCTGTAACAACTGTAAAGTTATTACTTGTACCACTTCCTTGTACTGGTATTCTTATCATAGGTGCTGCAGTACCACCAAACACTGTTGCATTAAACACTGCATCTCCAAAGATTGCAGGTGGATTAACTGTACCAAAAGAAAAATCACTTGTTGGTTGTGGAATATCTTGACTGTTAAAGTCGTATTTAATTTGTAATGCTGGAGTTACAACTCCTTCGGCTGAACAAGAAACTCTAACGTAGTGTAAAGTTTTTAAAGTTCCTAAGTCTCCGTAGTCATAGTCTGGTGTGGCATATCTAGCAAGTATGTTAGACCCATTAAAATCGTCACCTGAATCGTGTACAAGCACATAGCCATCAGTATCACCGTGAAAATATTTTTCAACACCATCATCATTAAATCCAGCTCCTATGCTGGTTACTTCTATTCCTTTTGTTTCTGACCACTCAAACCCGTTTGGTCTAAGTGTTCCTATAATTCCTTTTTGTTGTGCATTGATAACTGTAGTATCTGTGTAAAATAATCTATACTGAGACTTTTCTCTAATAACAACACTTGATATTACAAACTTGTTAATGTTTTCTGCTAACTGTGTAATAATAGGTTGTATAGCTTTACTAACTGTACCTAACTCAACGTCTCCAATCCTTGCAGTACCAGCAACCGTTCTTAATCCATCGGGTGCTAAAAAGATAAGGTCACCACCTATCTCTTGAATACTGTAGCCTGATAGACAACCAATGTTCTTTGCCACTGGAACTACCACCGGTGTACCGTTTATATCTTGTAGCTTGAATATACTGTTTCTACAAAATATAAAAAGTTCTTGACGGAAACTTCTAATACCTACTATTTGGTCTGATAAAGTTATTGAACCTGCACCACTACCACTAAAACTTGTCGGGTCTAATAAAGAACTATAGAATACTGTACTTAAATTATCTTCAACACCTGCTGCAACTAAACGCTTGTCATGTATTGTTACATGTTGAGCTTTTTTAGTAGATGAGTGTGTTGGGTCTATTGTTCCTGAAAAAAAAGTTCTAGTGTTAATGTTAGCACCAGTACCTTCCATTCTAAAATAATATATTAAATTATTTGCATCAGCAATCATTAACATACCATAATCGTATGTTGGTCCTTCAAACAATGCAAAACTTACTTGTCCTTGTGATGTTCTTGATAGTGTACTACGACCTGTAAAGGTTGAGTAATTATCTCCACCAGAATCTACTGAACTTCTACTTACGTTTAACCAACTTGTGCCATCTTGACTAAAGAATATCCCTGTCGATGCACAAGCTATAACTCCATCACCGTAAGGTATAACTCCAAGAATAGTATCAGTACTACCACTGACTTGAGCTGCACTACCAGCTCCTAGTCTACTAAAACCATTTATACGTCTATAACCACCTTCAATAGAAACTTCAAAGTTACTAAGGTCTGTAGCTACACCGGGAGTTTTAAGTAAGTCAATCTGATTAGAAGCTTTGACTAAACCACCGGCACATGCAACTGTATAAGGTTGTGATGTTGCCATAAATTAAAAGTACTTTCTATCGTCTGTCATAGTACGAGGAGTAGGATTAATCAAATTAGATTTCATGCTCCTCAATGCTTTCTTGTAATCATCCATAGCAAACGCTGCTTGTTGTGGAGATTCTTTGAACTGCCATACATAGTATCTTGTTTTAGCAGTTATAACATTCGTGTATTGTTCTGGGAATACAACTGTATCTCCATGAGCTGAAAGCTTTGTAGGCTTTTCAAACGCATAGAAGTGTACGTTATAAACTTTATCAGGGATTGGACTCAAGCCAAACTTCCTGCCATCTGGTGATTTAATAACTCTGCAAGGCTCACCATAAGCCTGTGAATCTGCATCGTCTATGTTCTCGTTGTCTCTGTAATATCTTTTCCAATCAGCTAAGTTTAAAAACTGTAATCCTCTTGAGACAAAAGGAGCTGATTCACCACTCACGTTAATGGTGGTTAAATAAAAATCATCCCAGTCTATCGAA